GAAATTTTTTGGTGAATATGATGAGAAGAAAGCCTTTAAAAAATTTTATGACTATATGGATAAAGCAACTCCTTCTCAAATTAAAAGAATAATGAAATTTATACCGAAGATTGCTCAAGCGGATGATATAAGTGACAGAAGATATGCCTCTGCTGACAATATTATGACGGATGCAACTTATGTAGATGAAACTTCTCCTGTGATGGAAGCAGGGATGGTTCCAGAATTTGTGAAAAAGAATCCTTACACAAGCGCGGGAGTGGGAGCTGCAGGGACAACAGCGGCAACCCTTGGATCTAAATTTACGAAAGCAGATCCTTTAAAAGGATTAAGACAAGGAGCTAAAAAAGTTTTAAAAAAAGTTGGTATGGGAATGCTAAGTCCTACAGGTGCCGCAGGTTTATGGTATGGACTCGGAGGAGTTGATCCAAAAAGTGCCGCAGATAGAATGGGACTAGCAGCAGAAGCGGTATTTGCGCCAGAACTTGTAAAAGCAACTATAGGTGCTACTAAAGGAATGAAAAATAGAGCTGCACAAAAAGCTGTACAACAACTTTTAAATTTAGGATTGCCTACACAAACTGCATTAAGAGTTGCACGAGTTGCATCACCTCTTGGGCTTTTGTCTTTAGGCGGTGAAGGTTTATATCATATGTATAAAAAAGGACATTTTGATAAAGAAAGAATGATGCCTTCATTAATGGACAAAGGAGCTTATGAAGGAGCACAACAAGAACAGTTTGATGAAGATTTTATGGCAGCTAAAGGCGGCAGAGTCTCGTACCTTGATGGTGGAATAGTGAGTTTATTAAAAAAATGAAAAACCCAACATTAGTTAAAAATATGCAACATGTGAAATGGAAGGAAATTCCTCCTTTAAGAGGACCGAATCCACAAGGGTTGCGAAAAGATGTAAAACAAGATACAAAGAAACCGGAGAAGTTAAATGGCAGACAATCGAATAGATAAATCTCTCCCGAACACGTTAACGGATCAAAAGGTTCCATCACGGGAAGCTCTTGAGGAAGTTGATATTACGGAGATAGAAGAAAAGGGTCCCGTTGAAGTGACACCGGATGAAGAAGGTGGAGCAACAATTGATTTTGATCCAACTAATAAACCTAACATTCCTGGAACTGAAGAACACTTTGATAATCTAGCAGATATCTTACCTGATGATATTTTAGATCCAGTCGGTAATAAACTTACTGGCGATTATATGGATTATAAAATGTCCAGAAAAGATTGGGAGCAAGCTTATATTAATGGTATAGATCTTTTAGGATTTAAATATGTTAATAGAACTCAACCATTTCAAGGAGCAAGCGGTGCAACTCACCCGGTACTTGCAGAAGCGGTTACGCAATTTCAAGCGCAAGCTTATAAAGAGCTATTACCAGCTGATGGACCAGTAAGAACTCAAATTATTGGAGCTTCGAGCCCACAAAGACAATCACAATCTGATCGGGTTAAAGATTTCATGAACTATCAAATTATAGAAGTCATGAAAGAGTATGAACCTGAATTTGATTCCATGTTATTTCATTTACCGTTAGCAGGATCCACTTTTAAAAAAGTTTATTATGATGAACTATTAGGTCGAGCGGTATCAAAATTTGTTCCGGCCGATGATCTAGTAGTTCCTTATACAGCCAATTCACTTGATGATGCAGAAGCCGTGGTGCACATCGTGAAGATGTCTGAAAATGATTTAAGAAAGCAACAAGTCAACGGTTTTTATAAAGATATTGAATTAGCTGCACCAAGTTATCCACCAGATGACAGATTAAAAGATGCAGAACGAAAATTAGAAGGCACAACACGAAGTGCTAGAAACGAACAACTTTATACACTCTTAGAGTGTCATGTTAATTTAGATTTAGAAGGATTTGAAGATTTACATCCTGCAACGGGTGAACCGACAGGAGTAAAACTGCCATACGTCGTAACAATCGAACATGGTAGTCAAAAGGTTCTTTCAATACGAAGGAACTTTGCGCCCAATGATCCATTGAAGAAGAAAATCCAATATTTTGTCCACTTCAAATTTCTGCCAGGACTAGGATTTTACGGATTTGGACTCATTCACATGATTGGCGGTTTGAGCAGAACTGCAACGGCTGCTCTCCGCCAATTATTAGATGCAGGGACACTATCTAATTTACCCGCTGGATTTAAACAAAGGGGGGTGCGTGTTAGAGATGATGCACAACCTATTCAGCCAGGTGAATGGAGAGATGTAGATGCACCGGGTGGAAATTTAAAAGATTCATTTTATAATTTACCTTACAAAGAACCCTCACAAACTTTATTACAATTGATGGGTGTCGTGGTATCCGCTGGTCAAAGATTCGCGGCTATTGCTGATATGCAAGTAGGTGAAGGAAATCAAAGCGCAGCTGTTGGAACAACGATGGCTTTACTTGAAAGAGGCTCTAGAGTAATGAGTGCGATCCACAAAAGACTTTATGTGGGCATGAAACAAGAATTTAAATTATTAGCAAAAGTATTTGCAACATTTTTACCTCCAGAATATCCATACGATGTAATTGGAGCTGCTAAAAATGTTAAACAAGCCGACTTTGATGATCGAATAGATGTTTTACCGGTAGCGGATCCAAATATCTTTTCTATGTCTCAACGAATTACAATGGCACAAACAGAATTACAACTTGCGATGTCGAATCCTCAAATGCATAATTTATATGTAGCGTATCGCAAGATGTATGAAGCAATCGGGGTCAAAAACATTGATCAGGTATTACCTCCACCGCCGCCTCCTTTACCAAAGGATCCGGCTTTGGAAAATATTGATGCTTTGGCTCAAAAGCCTTTTCAAGCATTTCCTGGTCAAGACCACCGAGCGCATATTACATCACACTTAAATTTCATGGCAACGAACATGGTGAGAAATAATCCACCGGTTATGGCTGCTTTACAGAAAAATTGTTTAGAGCATATCTCATTAATGGCTCAAGAACATGTGCAATTAGAATTTAGAGAAGAAATGCAGATGTTGCCACAGCTTCAACAGGCGGCTACGATGAATCCCCAAGCTCAACAACAGCTTCAAGAGATCTCTCAAAAGATAGAAGCAAGAAAAGCTATTTTAATTGCTGAAATGACTGAAGAATTCATGAAGGAAGAGAAAACAATTACTTCTCAATTTGATCATGATCCATTATTGAAGCTTAAATCAAGAGAAGTTGACTTGAAAGCTATGGAAAATCAGCGTAAAGAAGAAGAAACTAGAGCAAGAATCAACCTTGATCAGGCTAAATTAGTCCAAAATAGAGAAATCACGGATGATAAACTTGAACAGAACGAAGATTTAGCTCACTTAAGAGCTGATACGGCGATTGCTAAGTCAATCATGTCCGCTGAAACTAAACTAACGTCCGATCGTATGAAAGCGAAGGATGTAAAGACCTTGAAAGGTCCGAAAAGGTAGTCTATAACAACTAAGGAGAAACTATGACTAAAATAGAAAAATCAAGCAAAGACAAAATCGGTAGAAAAGGAAGTGTTTCCTTAAATAGTACTGACAATGTTGCTGTGCCTCCTCAAAACTTACACATCGATCCAAAAGGTGCGTCAAGCTTTAGAGGAAAAGGAGTTTATATTGCTCAAGGCGATAAAAACGAAATTAAAGGCACTAGAAGAATGCTTAAATCTAAAGATAAAACTGTAACTTGGTTTTAATATGGCTTGGTTCGGATTAGCAAAACTTGCTTTACAAGCAGGCGGTAAAATTTACGCTAACAGACAAAGAGCAAAGATGGCTATGTCTGATGCACAGCTTTTACATGCCGAAAAACAAGCTCGTGGGGAAGAATCTTACCAGGGCAAACTTTTAGAAGCCCGTCAAGCAGATTACAAGGACGAAATTGTCCTTGCGATATTAACGCTCCCGATAATTGTGCTCGCCTGGTCGGTGTGGACAGAGGATCCGGCGGCTATGCAGAAGATAGATATCTTTTTTGAGTATTTCTCGAATCTGCCAAAATGGTTTACAAATTTGTGGATTTTGGTCGTAGCGAGCGTATTTGGCATTAAGGGAACTCAGATATTCCGTAATGGCGGAGGCAAGAAATAGTGTTGCTTTTTATAACTAATTGTATTAACAATCATACAAGGAGACAAACATGAGAAACGATTTCGGAACAAGACCTTATAAATCCAGATTCCCTTACAAAGCTGGGAAGAAAAAAGGTGGCTCTGTTAAAAAACAAGGCTACAAAGCAAGAGAAGATGAATCTCTAGGAATGCGTACTGGAAAAGAATCCACTAAGAAACAATCTATGAAAGATCGTAGAGACGAGTCTTATGGAAAATGGGGCAAACGACCTAATCAAAAGATTAACAAGTAGGAATTATGGCTAGTATAGTAGGAAAAGCATTAAGAGGATTTGGTAGAGCTCTTAGAAAAAAAGGACTTAGACCAAGTGGAACAGGTGCAATTAAATCTGTTAAACCTGGTGTAGGTGGTTTAAAAGCATCATCTACGGTCAAAGAAGGTTTAGAAAAATCTGCTGCCGAAGGTGTAAGAAAATTTGGAAGACCTCATACAACTAAAGTTTTATCAGGTTTAAAAGGTAAAAAAACTATGGGTTCTATTGTTAAAGCAGCAGGGGATCTTGAGAGAAAACAGAAAGGTTTACTTAAGAGACACCCTGAACTTAAGGGGAAATTAAAATAATGGGAGATATTTCAATAAAAGGTCACAGTCCGATTTTAAGACAAGGTTTTGCTGCAGGCGGACTTGCTAAAGGTGTAGGTAAATTAGTAAAAAAATTTAAAAAGAAAAAAGTTTATCCAGAAACAGAAGATTTAACTCATCAAAAAGGCCCCTATATTGGAGATGTTGGGTCAGAAGGTAAAAAACGAAAAGGAAGAGAACCTCAAGACACAGAAGATGAACCTAAAGGTTTTAAAAAAGGTGGTAAAGCAGATAAGAAATGGATTCAAAAAGCAACAGCTTCAATTAAACGAAGAAAAACCGAAGGCAAATGTACACCGATTACTAAAAAAGGTTGTACAGGACGTGCTAAAGCTTTAGCTAAGACTTTTAAAAAAATGGCTAAGAAAAGGAAGGCAGCATAATGGCTAACACTAGAAGAGAAAATAGACTAGAAGAACTGGGTCGAGTAGATGCTGAAAAAGCATATACTAGCAAAGGCAAAAGAAATTTAAGAGAAGAAAAACATAGAATTAGAGGAGAACTTAAAAAAGGTG